ACTGTTTCTCTATAAGTTTAAGAACCATTTCCTTCAAATCACGAATATCATTCTTAATATCTTCTAACTCTTGATCCTTTTGTTTACGTAATCTTTTACGCTCTCTTGCTTGCTCAACCTCTGTCTTATTTATATTCAGTATTACACCTGTATCAGAGTTCTTTACATATCCTGGTTTATCTTCAATTGGTAGATAACTCATTACACACTCATTGCAATGACTCTAAGATCTTTAAAGACAGGAATTCTTGCAGCGTTAGTTGATCTCATAACAACTTTAATTTGGAACTGTGTGAAGGCAGGAAGATCTCCTCCTTGTCCACCAGCTAAGAAACGATACTCTCTGAAAACATTTTGATTATCATCTGATGGATTATTTGTTTCTTCTGTAAGAAGAGAAAACGGTTGTTCTGTAATAACTTCATCACCAACCGCTGTTCTAAAGAATATTTGGAAATCAGATGCTGATGGACGATTGACAGAAGCAATAATTTTAAGTCCTACTGCATCCTCAGCAAGAATGACAGGTTTCATCAAATGTTTAGCAGCTGCAGATCCCCCTGTAGCAGAAGTTTCATTTACAAATGAAATAGGTACATTGAATCCTGTTGTTGCTGAAGAATCTTGCTTATCAATAAGATAACCAATCAAAGATGCTGAAGCTCTCTGCATGTCAATCATGGGAGCTACATCAGAATCACCTGTTTGCAAAACAATTTGCATATCAAGAGATTTTACACCAGAACCTAAGTTTGATGTTTCACTAGCAGCATTAGCTACCACATAAGGACGAGATCCTTGATTTGATTTCAATAAACTAATTGGAGTAAAAGATGTTTGTTTTTGGAAAGCAGTTTCATTGCCAGCATATGATTTACCAGTTGTTGCTTTGACTGCTGGAAAAATACGTGTATTAGGAGGAACCAAAGTTTGCACATGAGGATAGATTATATGATAAGGAATATTTTTGGTTCCAAGTACACCCGATCCTCCTCCAATGACACTAGAGTCCGCAGCAGAATCAGCTACAAATTGATATCCTGTTGCATCAACTTTTGTTACTGTTCTGTTTCCAGCAAGACTGTTGTAGCTTATTCCACCAACACCATTTGAGTCGTGATTAACCAAACTGATAATATCACCAACAACAAAACCATGTCCTTCGTGTTCAACAGTTACAGTTGTACTAGCAGCAGTTGTAGTAATAGGATTATTTTCTAACAGTTCTGGTGGTAAAGCGGCGTTCTTCATCACCGCTGTTGCTGTTGTATGAGGGAACTTAGCTTTATATAATTTAAATGTCAAATCCTGATTTTGGATAGGAGTGAAAGTCACTGAATTTTGTGAGTAAAACAAACTTCCAAGAGTAGGTTGTCTGTCGACTCTTCTCTCCGTTGATCCTACAAGAAATTCATTAGTCTGAGCAACATACACTTTGTAATTTTCAGAATCAGCAGTAATCACCATTGCATAATCTGTCAAGCCTTTTAAGAAAATTGGTTCATCAAATACAAAAGCTGTCGCAGCTGTGGCATCAGTGGACACATTGACACTTGATCCAGATACAACTACCTGAGACCCTGGAATAATTTCAGTTGAGTTTGGGACACCATTTTCCATTGGTCTTAATTGAAGACTAACAGGAAATGCTGCCTCTTTTGCTGAAAAGAACAATTCTACTTTAGTAACATAAACACCATTCAACGAATCGATAAAAAACGATTGAGCTATTGGATGTTTATTAATTTTATAACCTTGTGAAGTAGTTGCCATTTGATTACTTTCTAATTTTATACATTATGCAAACGCTCCGCCTTCTGGAACTTTACCTGGATCAAAAGTGGCTTGCGCGTCAGGAAGACCAAAATCTACATCTTTGCCTGGACCACAAGCATTTGATGGAACATCAAATTCACCATCGCCGTTCGGATCGGTCCATTGAGTGCCACCTCCTCCACCGCCATCATCATCTCCACCATAATAATAATTGACAGTACTAGACTGTTGACCTTCAACAGTAAGAACTCTTGTAGAAATAAATTCTTTCTGTCTAGTATCTAAGTATCCAGTAGCAGCATACAACGCTCTTGCAACAGATTTTGCACCTTCATCATTATCTATACTAATATCATAAAGTTTAAATTCTCTAGTTCCTGTTCTGAATCTTATGGTAGGAGAACTAGGAATAAAGAATGATCCTTCAATTATACCATTTGCATTAGATTGTAATGTACTACTTCCTTCAGGGTGAGCTGTTGCTAACTTATGCTTGCTTCCAAAATCTGTTGAAGTTGAAGCATACCTTGTAAATGTTTCCGATCTTACAAAGTTTGCAACTGAGACGCCATCAAAAAATGCAAAATGTCTTGAGTTTGGTCTCAATCCTTCTGCTCTAAAGAAAACTTTGCGAGATCTAATAAATGGAAGAAGTGCAACATCAATTACTCTATCTCCAATTTCAGTTCTGACGATTTCATCTGAAACAACTTTATTAACAGACGTAGTTGTAATGTTACCACTAGTTGTAACCTTAGCATTTGTTGTAGATCCAAGCTTCAAATGTTCAATAGGATTACCACCCCAATTCCATTCCCAGTTATTCCAAAGATATGCTTGTTTGGTATCAAGTTTAGTTCCTCCATCAATAACTTTTGGTGCTCTATACTTCACATCTCTCCACTCATCAGATGCAGGTGACATAGTTACCACACCTTCATGTACAATTACAGAAAACGGATTGATCTGAATTGATCTACTTGCTAAGTTTTGATTGATACAAATATCTTCTGTATGAGCCATATAAACATTATCACCTCTAAGAATTGTATTCGTAGAAGCTGCTGAATCATAAATGAATCTTATGTTATCTTCAGTAAAAGAAGGTCTCATTGTTTTAGATAGCGGATCAATACTTGCCCTATAATCTTCTGCCTTAGTGTTTGATAACGATTGTGTTGTAAAGTTATCTACTACTACTCCAGATTTAGTTCTGTTGACTCCAGCTGAATCTAAGACTTCAAAGTTAGTAGTTGCAAGCTCAAGAAGGCTAAGTGAAGCAAGTTCCTCAACTTTATCGACTCTGTCTTCAAGTCTGGAAATATCAGCCATTGTAAATCTTTTTGCATCTACTTTTTGGATAGACACATCAGAATCGTGTAATGTGTTACCTCCAAGAGAGATGTTATAAAGTCCTAATGTCTCTTCTGGGAGAGTTGGTAATCTTGGAGAGAAACCATTACTTCCTTGAATATATTGAATAACACCATTTTTATCAATAACTAATCTGGCAGCTGCTGAAAGATAATATTCAATATCAGCTGTAATGAGACTACCAGGCTGAGGTAGTTCATTGATGCGCGCGCCAGATGATGAAGTAGCAAAAGCTCCATCAGAATCTTGAACAGATCTAAAATCAAGAACATTCCTTAGAGGAATTTCTGTTCCACTAGATTTTCTAAATTTTGGAATTTCATTATATGCAACTTGTCCAGAATATGAATTTACCGCAAAAAAGTCTCCAGTTGATCCATGAGTAAAGTGTCTATACTTTACATGAACTGTACCACCTGGTGCTGAACTTCCTCCTTTGAGAACCATTCTTCCAAGAGCATAAAAGTTATCCCTTTGACCATCATCTAATGTAAATCTATTTGCGAGATTTTGGTTACTATCAGCTGAATTAACAATTGTTTGAACATCAAAGATATCAGCTTTTCCTAGTGGAAGAAACTTGAATCCTGATCCATCTGAATCCATTGTAGCATTGATTGAACGACTAGTCAACGTTTTTGTTCGTACTGTACCTGAACCTTTGTTGACATATGCGAGAACTTCAATACCATTAGTACTAGCGGGCAATCCACTAATTGTTGATGATGCTGTACCAGCTCCATTTGCACTTATTCCTGAAATAATATCGCTGTCGGCCTTAGCTGCAATCCAGTCACCTGTATTTGTAAATGTTTCACCCCCAGCAGAAACTGAAATTGTTCCTTGTCCGCTTCCATTTGAATTTACAGTAAATCTCCTTTGGACAGCTAAAGATACATCAGATATAGCTTTTGGTCTTGGCTTAGGAGTTGAAAACAACAAGTTGTTTGTGCTAGTTTCTTTTAGAACTGCTTTACCGTTTTCAAGGAGAGGGTTGAAGTAATTTGAACTGCTTGTTCCAATACTCTTGACATCTCTGAATGCTTGTCCAGAGTTCATTTTAATATCAAATAGATGGAACTTGTAATTACTTCCATCTTCGGTTACAGCTCTTACACGAGCAGTACCAATAGTTGATCCTCCATGATTAACAGCACTTCTAAGATTCATTAATTCTAATGTATTAATATTAGGAAGGCCTTTGGTATTCGCTCCTGCAGTGGGTGATACTAATACAAAGTTACCAAAGTTTGATGCTACAACATCATTATTGATTGTAGTAGTAGATGATACTCTATCAATTCTAAGTTTAGTGGGAACATATTTTGCCGCTCTGTATCCATTAACCACAGCAATACCATCTGAAACTGTAAGAGCAAGTTTACCAGTATCAGCTGAATCTAATTCAAATTTGACTGTAAACGGTTTTACAAAATAATCACCTGAATTTTCTCGGATTCTTTCAGCAATCATATCATTGGGAATATTATATGATTCATCAGCTTCAATAACCGCTGCAATCTGACCATCTTCAACAGTATGAGTATGAATAAAGTTTTCGTCAGCAGCTAATTCTGACCTCAATGCAAGAACTAATCTAATTCTAAATCTATCAGCTCCAGGTGCTGAAATGTTTGGTGTAGCACCTTGGTTATCAAACAAACCAGTGTCATCAGCTGTAGTAACAATTTCTTCTACTATTTTGAATCCAATATCTGCTGAAGGAGCATCAGAATACTTTGAAATAATTTTTGATTGCTTTTCAGTAAAGATAAAGAATCCTTTTGAATAATAAATTCCTTCGCCAATAGAAAATCTAAAGCCTGCACCAACTGCTGGATTTGATACAGTGTTTGTTGTTTGAACCGTAAGAGTAGTTGATCCATTTGAAATATTTTCACCAGCTTGCATTCTAATTGTTGATGATGTAGCATCTGGAGAATTCACAGTGCTGGTATATTGAACATATAAGGTGGCTGGATCAGAACCAGAAGCTGTTACAACTTCAAGAACTTTAGCGATAACACCAGATGTAGCTCCGGTAAATGATGTACCTACAAGAGAAGAAGGAGTTCCTGGAAGAGCATTAGAAGATGTATTCAGTTTAATGAATTCATAAGCAGGGTTGGAATTAAAGTGACCCTCAGCTATCACACCACCTTCTTTGTATAGGTTGTTGCCCATTCTTTCAATTTGTTTTTGAAGAATGGTTTGCATTTGTGTAAGTTCACGAGCCTGTAATGTACGGCCACTGTTGAACAAAATTCTATGATAGCCATCACTATCAAGGAAATCATCCTTGTATGTATTTGAAAAAGTTGCACTAGTAATATTTGTGGCCATTTTGTTTTACCTTACAGTGTAATAATAACTTTAATGTCTTCAGTCTGATCAGCTGTTCTTGCGACCGCAGCTCTGTTTTCTAGATATAAAAACTCACCAGAGAATCTGTCTACATCATCATCTGTGAACGCATCTGAGTCCGCATCAAATCCAGCGCTCTTGAGTGTACCACTAGCTCCACCACCTGAAATAGGTTCGCCTTCATTGAACTTTGCAAAGCCTGTATCTTCTGTTTGATGAGCATAAATTCTATCACTATCTATATCATCAATCAGAGCCTTTGCTCCAGAGTTACCTCCAGTAATTGTAACATCACGGGAAAAAGTAGCAGCATCAGAAGGAGAAGTCAAGAGTAAAAATCTTAATACTCTGCCTGTATCGGCTGTATAATCTGAATCAGCTGTTGCAGTGTTTCTTGGATTCTTAATAATTCCAACTTGTCTGTAATCCTGACCATTCACAATCCAATCTTTGCTTTCAGCTCCAGCAGGTTTTACATTCAACATAAGAGAGGACGATCTAAGATCCTTGATTGGGTTGACGCCAAGACCTGAATCTGGTCCAATGACAACTCTTGTAAGACATCCAGTGCCACCTCCACCAGACAGTGTAACATCAGCAAAGTTATAGTTGTGACCCATTACAAGACAGCTGTCTTGAGACGAGTCCATTTCAATCTTAACAACTGCTCCACCAGCTACTGTGGCTGTTGCAGCTGCACCAGTGCCGTCACCTCTAATTGTTACAGAAGGAGCAGATGTGTATCCCGTGCCACCGTTAGTAACAACTACACCTGTTACCTGTCCTTTAGATGCTGCTGTTCTGACAGCAGCTTGTAATGCTTGAATAGAGTTGAGCGAAGGGCTAGCAGCTGAATCTGTTACTTCTTCAACAGGCAAAAAGTTTGCAGATAAAAATTTGCTTGATGTAGCACCAGAAAGAGCGTATAAGAATTTCCATTTATATCCATCACTTGTTCTAAATGGAATAGTTGAAGTACCAGTTGGTTTAACAGTTGAAGCAACAGCAACACCTTGTGCGTTTCTACCTTGTTGCAAAACAATATAAACTTGATTGTCTTCTGTCAAAACGTAATATGTGTTCGAAGCAATACCAGAAAGATTGTCATCGAATGCATTATAGATTGATCCTGAACTCCAATTGTGACGAGGAATAACGAACGAGACATCAGCAATCTTTTTAACTGATTGCATTGCTAATCTAAAGTTGCGCTCATCTCTTAAGCTGTTAGCGGGATTAACTACTGTATCAGAACTATCATATTGATCGGACTTTGCAACACCAACATAGTATCTGTTAGATCCACCAGTGACGTCAGTGAACACTGTGTCCAATAACTGTTTCTTTAATCTGTTTGTTACAATTGCTGGCATTTTGTTTTCCTATTAGGTAATTGTAATATATGTATCAGCGGAGTCGGCACCACCAATCATAAACCAACTGTTTCCTGACCAGATACATTGCATGACTCCATTTTGTGCTATCTTGAAAGAAGATCCTTGAGCAAAGTTAGCAGCTCCTACAGCAGGTGTTATTGTAACAAGACCACTGTTCTGGTTCAACATAATTTTCATTTCACCGATAGTTGATCCATCAGCAAGAGTTGCAGCCAATGCAGAAGCCTTACTAAAGATAACAAAGGATTGAGTTGCACTAATTGCTCCATTAGCTGTCTGTACACTTCCATGATCTAGTGCAAGTTTGCTAACTTCAACTGAACCAGTTCCTTTTGAACTCAGATTTAAATTAACATTTGAATTTGAACCTGTAGCAGAAACTGTTGGTCCACTTCCTGTAGCTGCGTTAGCAACTGTGATCTCGTTTACAGCAGATGATGTTGCTGTCAGTTTAATTAACTCAGCACCATTAGCATCATTAATTTGAGATGTAATCGTTGGAGTAGCAATGGTTGGTGATGTTAATGTCTTGTTAGTCAATGTTCCAGTCGATGTAAGAGTGACAATTGTATCACTGTCACTAAGAGCTGGAAGATTAAGATTCACATTAGCTGACAACGCACCAGGTTTGATGTTATAATTGTGAGATGAATCAACATCTTTGAAAGAAGGAGTTGTCATTACAGGTGACAACAATGTCTTATTAATCAGTGTTTGACTTCCAGAATCAACAATTAATGTTCCTGTAAGATTAGGAAGTTTAACTGTACGATCGGCAGTAGGATTATTGGTGATCAATCTAGTTTCATGTGAATCAACACTCGAGCCTTCAAAAATAATTCCATTACTATCAAAAGAAATACCAGGCATCAGGATGTCGCTATCAGCTCCAAACCTTTGATAAATTTCTACAAAGTTAGCGTTGATCTTTGTACCAGCTTGACGGAGAGTATCTCCGGTGCCGTCGTTAGCTGCTGATCCGATACTAATGTTTTGTCTGGTCATAGTTAATCCTACTTAAACTTTGAATCTATTTATACTAGAAAGATGAGTCACTTGTGTATCTAGTGAACATATTATTATCCATTGTCTCAGTTGTAAGATCCATTGTTGGTGAGACTGCAGCGCTGTCATCAAATGTAAACGAGTTAGGATCAATAAGTTCTCTAATACTTGTGTAGAAGCCACCAAGCTGTGTTGAAGTAAATGTTTGATAAGCACTAACAAGCTGATTAAGATCTGCTCTGATGTTTGTTCCACCAGAGTCAAGAAGAGCTGTGTAAGACGAAGCAGATGTAATAATATTAGTAGCTTCAGAAACAACACTTGTTTCAGCAGAGTCGGCAATTGATATTGGCATGCTATCAAAACCAAGATCTGCTTCACCCTCAACAGCTACGATACCTTCAAAGTAAAAACCAGCTGGATGAGCAAACTTCTTATACAATTCACGATAAGTTGGAACACCCAATCCAACTTTGATTAAGATTGAAAAGATTTGATATCGAGCATAGTTTTGAATAAACTTTTGTGAATCAAAACCAATTTTGTCTACACCAACTGTAAAGATGTCTTTCTTTGGATATTCAACTTCAACATCTTGTTGGAAGAAAGCTCTGAAGAATTCTTCAATAGCAAACCTTGATCCTTTGTTTCTATAATGATCTGCAAAACGTCTTGTAGTAAATCTTGGATCTGTAAAAAGATTTCCGTTTTCAAGTTTACTTCCAAGTTCATAAATAATTTGATCAAGATATTCAGATGGTGTCTCTGTGATGTCACGGAGGTTGTTAAGATCCTTAATCTCTGTATCAAATGAATGAACAGTATCAGAGTCTAAGAAATTATAGTAGTCCTCTAAAAAATTTACAAGAGTTAGATTATCATCTGTAAAATATTCAGGCAGAGCTTCTTTGACAACTCTGTTGTGAAAGTCAATAGGCCTTCTTCCTAAATTTTCATTCTTGTGTGCCATATTAGAGAGTCAACTGTGTGTTCTGGAAATCGATCTGAGCTGTTGCAACAAGAGCATCTGTATCTAAGTCGAGAGTGAAGTTACGAAGTGGTCTAAT